CCCAAACTTAACTACCAGTTACCTACCGGTTTACTGGGTCCTCAACTACCAGCAGCTTTTTAAGCCTTTTGTGGTACTTATGAAGGGATGAAACCCTTGTACCGCTGGTTCTATCGTAAGGAAAGATATTAAAATCATAGGCCATGGTCCTTTGGAACGGACTTAGGCTTCGACCGAGCTTTTTGTGCTGCTCGAAGAATATCTCCTCACGAAAGTGGTTTAAAGTCTCGCCGACTGGCAGATGCACAGAACTAAGAGATCTTAGTAGAGGATTGGAGAGCCTGAGTGTGAAATCAGGCTCCTGGATGGTTGGAACCATCCAGTCACCTCCGGGACGACCTAGAAATAGCCGTCGATCTCGGAGTAACTGCCGCTCGCGGGTAAGATCTGATTTGGGCCCATGAGGCGCCCTCAAGGATTCCGCGTGGAACTCGAGAGGTATTATGCGCTCTTCTAAAGGCCGACCTTCATCGTTACAACCCAAGCCAACAGGCTCAGGAAGGCGACAAAGGGTTTTGATTACCCGGAACTGGAAGTCGTTATTGCAGGAATTAAGAATCCCTGCTCCGACTTCTTTCGCCAGCGAGATGACATTTCTGTCATTGAGAAGACCGTAGCGATGGCCAACATAGATTTGGTTAGGTGTGATCGTCCTACCTGCAAACTCCGCAAGGAGCTTGCTTGAAAAGCATTTCTGCTTAGAAATAGGAACTCCGCGTTTCTCCAGGAATGATATGTACATGTTATGTACATGGTTATCCCAGATAGCCACGTCGTCGCCTAAGATGGCATAAGGAAGATCACTAAGGCCAAGAGCAGCGCAAATTGTCTGCAATAGAGCGTGATGCCCAATCGCAAAGTAAGCGAAACTCGGGAATAAACCCAATGGCTGACCCACTGTCCATTTAATTAAATCGCCAGAACCTTGAACTCTCCAACTCATCCTGGATACTTCCTCAAAAAGAGAAAGTTGTAACACCAGGTGTGGGTCTTTGAGACCTTCCTTGATGACCTCTGAACAGAGGGCAGATGGAAAGTTGTTCGTGGCGTCGGACAGATCTACGCAGTGCACAGTTTTTTGTGACTGTAAGGCCTCCTGCACCTTTTTAACACCATCATTTTGGTTGAAGGTGAAATCATTCGGTGTCTTACGTAAGGCGCCAAACAGGAGGGTACCAAGCCCGAAGGTTAACCATTGGTAAACCCTGAATGGATTGGCTATCGCTCTACATTTATGCCCAGGCTCCTGAATAAACGAGATTACTCCCGCTATTGGATCTGGATGCTCTTCGAACGAAGGTGTCCCCATGAAAGGGGGTGAACCAAAGGCAATTTCGGCATCGGAAGAAGGATTGCTCCTAATTCCATAATGATACACTAATTGCTGAGCATTGAGACCAGGAAGTTGTTTAGTTAACAGCTCAACAAACTTAGACCCAGAGGGTGACCTGATGCAAAAGGTTACAAAAGGCTCAATGAACTGCTCAAAGGTGATCGTATCCTCCTTGATGGAGGACGAGACTTCCCTGAGATTCACAGTGTCTAAAATCCTGGTCCGTTTAGAAGGTGATGAACACCAACTAATCCACGTGCAATCTCTTGGTTCAGAGAAAGTAGTGTGGCCGTGCATAAATGAATCAGAGTACCATTGATCAGCTGGTTGACAACTGCGTAAAGATTTGATAATGGGTAAGTTTTTAAACAAATCTAGTGATTCGTCCCATTCCATCAGGGGAGTAAGAATACTCCTTACCGACGGATCTCTACGAGGCACTTCCCTTAAAACAGACGAAAAGAATTTATCCATCTGCTTGGGAGAAGGCATACGGGCTTTACGAATAAAGACCTTGTATATGCTAAGAACCTTTAACGCTCGGAAAATTCCTTTACGTGAGCGCATTGAGAACCTAAATAACCAGCTGAACGACCCCTTTGGATGACCGTACTTGTTTAAGGCAAGGCCAGGAAACTGTTTTGAGTCTCCAGAGAGTCGTGAGAGGAATAGCAACCGAATGACTTTTAATCGTTCGACAGTCCATTCCTCACCATGATACTTAACCCAGTGACATATTTGATCAGTCATCTGGATTGATACACTGGAAGGTACTTTGAAAGCAGTCAAGCGGGAGATCAGTAAAGACTTTAGGACAGTCTGTCCATAAGTTTTGAAGTTATGGTTTTCCGTCATCTATACCTCTCAATATCCACTTGAAAGAGTAGGCAGTGTGATGGGGAGAAGAGGAAGAAGGATTTCTATTCGAACACAACAAGAATTGTTATGTTCTACCGTCTGTCATATCTACGATATTAGACCACCCACCAAGTATATAAATACACCGGGAATTCGTAGGGACGTACTAAGTATTTTGATGTTACATGTTTCAAATGTAACTACCTTAGTTGAACGTATAACGATTTAAGTGGATTCGCAGTAGAGGACAGAATCGATTGACGTCGATTTCTGTTCAGCTCCTTCTTCTTAC